CCTATGGGACAGATCGTAAAAGGTTTGCTTGAGGGCGGTGTTCAATTAGGCGTGTCAACTCGTGGTATGGGAAGTCTTGAGCAACGTAATGGTACAGCAGTCGTCAAAGACGATTTTATTCTTAATACGGTTGATATCGTACAAGATCCATCAGCACCGAATGCTTTCGTTAATGGAATTATGGAAGGTGTAGACTGGGTTTGGAATAACGGCATTATCGAAGCCAGGGCAATTGAAGAAATGGAGACTGAAATTAAACAAGCTCCACGTACTGATCTCTATGAGACTCAGGTTCGTGAGTATAAGAATTTCCTCTCGTTACTCAAACAAAAGAGCATGTAAGGAGAATAGCATGTCTGATCTAGAAAATCAGGTCACAGAAGCAGATCTCCATGACGAGGACGTTGTGGAAGAAGCTCACGACCCAAAAAATGCGGAACAAGCATCTGTTGCATCTGTAAAAGGCGCAGCTGGTAAAACAGCAAAGGCTCCAGAGCCAGCACCTAAGCAGGGTACACATATGCCGATGCCGAAAACAAAAGCAGGTATGTTGCAAGCCATGTATCTAAAGCAGAGCAAAATGAATAAAGCTCAGCTTACAGCAGCTTATCATGGGATGATGAAAGATGACGTCGACGTAGACAACGACGCAGCTATCATGGAAAACCCAGAAGTTGCTTATGACTATCAAGGCGAACTAGATGCATTAGTTGAATCTGAAGCAACTCTATCAGAAGAGTTCAAAGAAAAAACTACAATCATCTTTGAATCAGCAATGAAAGCAAAATTAGCAGAAGAAATCGAAACACTCGAAGAAAACTATGCTAACGAGCTTGCTGAGGAAATTGCAACAACAAAATCTGATCTCGTAGAAAAAGTAGATTCTTACCTAAACTACGTAGTTGAGCAGTGGATGGAAGACAACAAGCTAGCAGTTCAAACTGGCTTACGTACAGAAATCGCTGAAACTTTCATGAACAAGCTAAAAGATGTATTCACAGAGTCTTACATCGAAGTGCCAGAAAGCAAAATCGACCTAGTCGACGAACTATCTGATCAAGTCGAAGAACTCGAAGAAGCTCTTAACGCTCGTACTGAAGAAGCGCTAGAACAAGCCAAGGCAATTGAAGATTTTACACGTGCAGCTATTGTAGCTGAAGCGGCTAAAGATCTTCCTGATACACAAGCTGAGAAGCTTGCAGGTCTTGTCGAATCTATCGATTTCGAAGACGAAGAAACTTTCGCTAAGAAAGTGGCTACCGTCAAAGAAGCACATTTTGCAGCGCCAGCTGTGGAATCAACCATTGCTGAAGAAACAGACGTTGATGCGGAAGCTGATACAGAAGAAGTTTCTGCAACAATGGCGACATATTTGTCAGCAATCAGAAAACAAACTAAATAAGGGAGATCCAAGAGATGGAATCTTATTCTAACTTGGTCGAAAAATGGGCCCCGGTTCTTAACGAAGAAACAGCTGGCACCATTAAAGACAACCACAGAAAGCAAGTAACTGCTGCTCTGTTGGAAAATACTGAGAAAGCTCTTACTGAAGAGCGTGCTCAACTAAACGAAGCTGCACCAACAAACGCAACTGGCGCTTCAATCAATAACTGGGATCCAGTATTGATCAGCCTAGTACGTCGTGCTGCTCCAAACCTAATTGCTCACGATCTAGCATCTGTACAGCCTATGAACGGCCCAACAGGTCTTATCTTTGCAATGAAGTCAAAGTACACATCACAAGGTGGTACAGAGGCTCTTTACAACGAAGCTGATACACAGTTCTCTGGTACTCAAGCAACTCCAGCAAATAACGCTGCTGATGGTGCTGACGGTTCAGGTCTTGTAAGCTACGGTGGTGACTCTGCTATGCCTCAACCAAACCACGGTTCTGGTATGGCAACAGACTCTGCTGAAGCTCTTGGATCATCAGGTTCTACAGACTTCGCAGAAATGGCATTCAGCATTGAGCGTCAAACTGTGACTGCAAAGTCACGTGCTCTAAAAGCTGAGTACTCATTAGAGTTGGCTCAGGATCTTAAAGCGATCCACGGTTTAGACGCAGAATCAGAATTGGCAAACATCTTGTCAACTGAGATTCTTGCTGAGATCAACCGCGAAATCATTCGTGTGATCAACGCTCACGCTAAGCCAGGTGCTCAATCATCTCAGATCACTAAGAAAGGTATCATTGACTTAGATACTGATGTTGATGGTCGTTGGTCTGCAGAGAAATTCAAAGGTCTCGGCATCCAAATCGATCGTGAAGCTAACCAAATCGCAAAAGATACTCGTAGAGGTAAAGGTAACGTGATGGTATGTTCATCTGACGTTGCTTCTGCTCTAGCTGCAACAGGCATGTTAGACTACTCACAAGTACTTGCTTCAAACACATTGAATGTAGACGATACAGGTAACACATTTGCTGGTACTTTGAATGGTCGCATGAAAGTGTACATCGACCCATATGCAACAGTTGACTATATCACTGTTGGCTATAAGGGCGCAAACGCATACGACGCCGGTCTTTTCTACTGCCCATACGTACCATTAACAATGATGCGTGCAGTTGCTGAAGATACATTCCAGCCAAAAATTGGTTTCAAGACACGATACGGTCTTGCATCAAACCCATTCACACCTGGATCATCTAACGGCTTAGGTACTGCTCGTCAGAACCAGTACTACAGAATTATGCGTGTGGATAACATCCTAAACACATAAGAATAGGGATAACCTATCTAACTGGGGCGCTTTCGCGCCCCTTTTTTTGTATAAATACATACATGATAAAACTTACAGAAAATGCAGAAGCCTATTTAAACAAGGTTGGAGACCCACACGTTTCGCTGAATGTAAAAGGTGGTGGTTGTTCTGGCTTTCAATACGAATGGGGTACAACTGATAAAGAACCCACTATAGGAAATCTATGGTTAGATCCTATGGCAGAGATGTTTGTATTTGGTTGTACTATAGATTACGTAGAAGAACTTGGCGGATCTTATTTAAAAGTCGTAAACCCTAATGCAACAGCATCTTGTGGTTGTGGCGAAAGCTTTGCCGTTTAGGAGATATAAATGGTTTATAATATAAATGAAAATTATTTAGAACCAACGGGATTTAAAATGGTCTTAGATAGAAAATTCTATCCTAAGACAGAATACTTTGTTACAAGTGTAACCCATCCTGAAGTATCATTACCAGGAGTTGCTGTACCCTTTAAATCTATTACTACACACCAACCAGGTGAAAGATTACAATTTGGTGAATTAATTGTTAATGTAATATTAGACGAAGATTTAGTTAACTATACAGAGATGTATGAGATACTTAAAGAATCTATACAAGTAAATGACATAAATAGATTAACAAGAGATGTTACACAAAAACCTCTTGATATGGATTTAAAGCTATATACGTTAACTAGTAAAAACAATGCTAATAAAGAAATAACATACTATGATGCTAGGCTAACTTCTATAGGTGAGATAGCATTAGAATCAACAAGAGCCGATATACAATATTTTAGTGTACCACTTAATTTTGAATTTAGTTACTTTGAAATTGAATAAATAGATCCATATAATGGAGTTATATTATGAATCTTGAAACCGTACTCGAGATGTGGAAAAAAGATGCTGAGATACCTCAGTTTAATCTTGACGAAACATCCAGACAAACCCCAACACTACATGCCAAATATATGGAGTTTATGTCCATAGCCCGTCTTCAGTTAAAGAAAGCTGAGATGGATCAAAAGACTTTACTTAAAAAGAAATGGTTATACTATAACGGCAAAATGACTCAAGAACAAATTGAGGCAGAAGGCTGGGAGTTTGATCCATTTGAAGGATTAAAGGTTTTAAAAGGTGAGATGGATTATTACTATGATGCTGATAGCGACATACAAAAATCCGAGGAAAAAATTACATACTTTAAAACTTATATTGAGACACTTACAGAAATTATAAATGTATTAAAGTGGAGACACTCTACTATAAAAAATATTATTGATTGGAGAAGGTTCGAATCGGGTGGATAAATTAGTTGTAAGTCAGAAGAATCATTCAGTTATGTCGGTACATACGGATATGGGTATAGCTAATGAACTGACAGACTTTTTTAGTTTCTTTGTTCCAGGCTATAAGTATATGCCAGCATTTCGTAATAAGGTGTGGGACGGCAAAATAAGGTTGTATAACTCACAGTCACAAGAATTGCCTGTGGGATTATTCCCATATTTACAAGAATTTTGTGGGCCACGTAATTATAAAGTAGAAGTAGAACATAGTAATTATTATGGCGTACCTGGCTCTACGGTCGACGTAGATCCCGCTGAGTTAAGTGACTTTATCAATGGCTTATCTCTATCTACAAAAGGTACAAGAATTAATCCGCATGACTATCAGATAGAAGCTATATGTGAAGGACTACATAGAAAACGCTCCATATTATTAAGTCCTACTGGTTCAGGTAAGTCACTTATAATTTATGTGTTGATGAGATACTTACTAGAGAAGACTAATAAAAAGTGTCTGATCATTGTACCCACAACTTCTCTTGTACAACAGATGTATTCTGACTTTGAAGACTATTCGTATTATGATAATGACTTTATTGTAGAGAATGAATGTCATAGAATCTATTCAGGTAAAGAAAAGAACGTAGGTCAAAACGTTATTATTTCTACATGGCAATCAGTTTATAAGCTGCCTGGTAAATGGTTCGAACAATTTGGCATGGTATTCGGTGATGAGTGTCACGGATTTAAATCAAAGTCTCTTACATCTATTATGAATAAATGCCGAGAGGCTGAATATAGATTTGGTACAACAGGTACATTAGATGGTACACAAACTCATAGACTTGTGTTAGAAGGCCTTTTTGGAAAGGTATATAATGTTACAACTACTAAAAAATTACAAGATGCCAAAACATTAGCACCGTTAGAAATTAATGTATTACTTCTTAAATATCCAGAGTCAGTAAGAAAAACCTTTGGTAAAAGAGAGTATCACGATGAAATAGATTATATTGTTACAAACGAAGCGCGTAATAAGTTT